GAACAATTCGCATTACTTCTGGCCTCCAAAAATCATTCTTTCTTTCTGTCAATTCTTTCTTAACTGCTTTGAGAGTCTTAGCCGCGACGGTCTTTTCAATCTTAGCGGTTAGCTCGATCTCAAGTAGTCGCAGTTCGCTTGGTAACATTGTCTTAAAATCTTTCATTGTCATTCCTTAGTTTGTTTAAAATTTTTCATTCTTGAAAAACTCAAACAGAGTGTAATCGATTACAAAGCAAAGTACAAATTTTTTTATCATTTATTTTGTCTTTTTATTTGATCGCTAAGATGCATTGACTAGCTGACATTTAACAGGACCGCGCACACTAACAAGATAACAAACACGCGCAAGTTAACAAGTTAATAAACGTCGGGACTCCATATCGAGAAATCGAAAAAATCTGGACCGACCGCGATCGGGTCGACACCCCTTGGCCCTGGTGGAATATATATACATATATATATATCATTCACCACGCACAATTATGAAAAAAAATTGATTTGACTAGTCTAGCCCATCTATCCGAAGGCGACATGAAGGAGATGCTTGAACTTCAGGAGCGTCTTGAGTTTTTAAAACAGCAGGATAAGTGCCGGGACTCCTTCATGGACTATATCCGGTACATATGGCCTGAGTTCATAGAGGGTGAACATCACCGTGTTATCGCGGATCGCATGACAGCGGTCGCCAAGGGTGAGTTAAAAAGGCTGATAGTTAATATGCCTCCCCGCCATACTAAGTCTGAATTTGCTTCGGTGTATTTTCCATCGTGGATGATGGGACTCCGACCCAAGCTCAAGATTATGCAGACTACCCACACAGCGGATTTGTCCATTAATTTTGGCCGAAAGGTCAGGAACCTTATGGACACGGATGAATATAAAAAAATATTTTCAGACGTAAACCTCGCTGCGGATTCCAAGAGTGCGGGTAAGTGGCAGACTGCGAAGGGTGGGGAATATTTCGCGGCGGGTGTAGGCGGTGCAATCGCAGGCCGTGGTGCAGATATCCTGATTATTGATGATCCTCACTCTGAGCAGGACGCATTGAGCATGAACCTTCTGGATTCCTGCTACGAGTGGTATACATCAGGGCCGAGACAGCGTTTACAGCCTGGAGGCGCGATTGTCATTGTAATGACCAGGTGGTCTACGATGGATTTAACGGGCAGATTGTTGAATCGACAGACCGAAACCAACGCAGATCAGTGGGAAGTCATTGAATTACCTGCAATTTTTGAAGATACCGATGAGGTATTGTGGCCTGAGTTCTGGAAGAAAGAGGAATTGGAGGGTGTCAAGGCTTCGATTCCGGTCGCCAAGTGGAATGCCCAGTACCAGCAGAACCCGACTTCTGAAGAGGGTGCGATCATTAAGCGCGACTGGTGGAATACCTGGGAGCTGGATGACCCGCCAAGCTGTCATTATGTGATCCAGAGTTATGATACGGCGTTCAGTAAAAAGGAAACTGCGGATTATAGTGCGATCACCACCTGGGGTGTATTTTCTCCTGGTGAGGGGAAGGGTGATGCGATTATTCTGCTGGATGCACAGAAAGGCCGGTGGGATTTCCCAGACCTAAAGATGGTTGCCCAGGACCAGTACAATCAGTACAAACCCGACATGGTGCTTATAGAGTCCCAGGCAAGCGGGACTCCTTTGACCCATGAGTTAAGGGCTATGGGGATCCCTGTGGTGAATTACCGACCGAGTCGAGGGAACGATAAAATGACTCGCGTACATGCAGTAAGTCCTGTATTTGAGTCTGGAATGGTTTGGGCACCTGACCGTGTGTTCGCTGATGAAGTCATTGAAGAGTGTGCTGCTTTTCCGTTTGCACCAAATGATGATTATGTGGATACTACGACTCAGGCAATATTAAGATTTAGACAGGGTAATTTCATTAATCTTCATTCTGACGAGGTTGAAGAAGAAATGTACCGAGTAAAGCGCGCATATTACTGAGGAGTAATCTAATGGCTACAAAAGACGAAAATTTAAGTTTATTTAAGGCAACAGACTTAAATCCATCAAAAGAAGAGCAAGAGCGTTTAAGAAGAAAGCAAGCAACGGCAAAGCTACAAGACAGCCCTGCGATTCAGGCTCAAATTAAAAAACGCAACGCAGCGCAAAAACAACTTGATGAAAGAAAGGCAAAGAATAAGAAAAAGGATGAATGGGTGCCAATTCCGCAGGACCCGCGTCTTGCAGAAGGACAAAGGAAGGCTCGCGAAAGGTATGAAGAAACCAGGAAGATACAGCAAGACAAGAAAGCCGCTGCTGAAAAACCTAAAGATAAGCCTAAAACAGGCGGCTTTGGTTCTGGAAGTGCAAAGACCCGCAATGGTCAAGCGAATGTTAGCAAAGAACAATTGAATAAATCCGGGCTTACATTAACCCAGTACATGAACCAGTGGAACAAAACCGGCAAAAGGCCCACAAAGTCTTCTGGTACGGATGACAAGCCTGCCAAGAAGTCTTTTCGCCAAAAACGTGCTGACAGGCTTAAAGCGCGTATTGCTTCTGATTCTGGAACCGAAGGGCAGAAAAGAAGGCAGCGTAGGCGATTGGCGCGAGTTGAGAAAAGAATGGCTCGAAACAAGGCTGATGGCGGTGAGATTAAAGCCAAGGGTTATTACCAGGGTGGAGATGCCCGACTTGATGAGTCGCTGGGCGAGCGTCGAGGCAAGGAAAGCACCAAGTCTCAGAGCATGAAGTCACGCCGTAACGAAAGCCGTGGTGCGACAAAGAAATCAACTCCTAAAAGCGCAGGTGCAGCCACCCGTGGGTGGGGCGCAGTAATGAGGTAACTCTTATGAGCAAGAAAGAAGACAAGACTAGTGTTGCCAGAAAAGGTCTGAAATGGGTTAGAGATGAGCTTGCAAAGTTTAAAAACCGAGATCCTGAAAAAGCAGTAACCAGGACTGGAGAGAAGTCTAAAGGCTTGATAATTAATAAAGACGGGAAAATAACCCATGCAATGGGGCCTTCTCATGTCGATATTCAGTCAAACATTAACGAAATAAGAGGCGGCAAAAAAGGTTTAGCTGCGGGCTTGGTTCTTGGTACTGGCGTTGGCGCTGGCGGCACATACGTTGCTATGAAAGGTTCTGACAAAAAAGATTCTGATAAAAAGGATTCTAAAAAACTAACGCCATTTGAGAAAGCTTTTAAAGCAGCGGCAGATTCTGGTAAAAAAACTTTTACTTTTAAAGGTAAAAAATACAATACAGACAGAAAGACAGAAGACCCTAAAGTGCTTCGTAAAGCTGTTAACAAAGCAGGCGGTGGAATGGCGGTTAAGTCCGGTTCTTCTAAAAAAAGCAAACCCCGTGGCGTAGGCGCGGCGAATCGCGGTTACGGCAAGGCGATGAGATAACTCCATGCCTGGGCCTAAAAGCAAACTTGATGCCTTAAGTGCATTTATTGGCGAAATACGCGATTACATAAAAAGCGATGGGATTGAGAGGGCTGTTAGAAAATATGGTGATGATGCTTTAGATGTCGCTGAAGGTGATATGATTCCTTTCAGGGCTGATCCAGATCAAAGAGTTAAACTCATACAAGCCAGAAGAAACAAGCAAATGCGGGATGATATAATGGCTGGCGGCTCGCTAACTGGCACTGCTGGAACGGCGGCTTGGCTAGTATCGAAATTGAAAGATCAACAGGATGATGAGATGCCAAATAAAAAAGATGGCGGCTGGATACAAGGCGCGATCAAGAAGCCAGGCGCACTGCGTCAGCAACTTGGGGTGAAGGAAGGCGAGAAGATCCCTATGAATAAACTGAATGCTGCGGCCAAGGAGGGAGGAAAGCTTGGCCAGCGCGCTCGTTTAGCGAAGACGCTTAGGGGGTTTAAACACGGCGGCGTAGTTACTAAGACCCGCTGGGAAAACAAATGGGGTTAGCCTATGGCGATTGAGCGCGGCGTAGATGAGATTGATATTGATGAATTGGGCATTGAAGACAATTCAAAAGAGATCCTTATTGGTGAAGAAGTAGAAACCGACCAGTTTATTGAAGAAATGCCTGATGAACAGGTTCAGACCCTGGATGACGGGACCATGGTCTTTGGCATGGATGAAAACGAAAACCTCGGCATGACGGGGAATTTTAACCAGAACCTGGCTGAAATCATGGAAGATCAGGATCTGGGCAAGATTTTCAGTGATTGCATGGGGGATATTCAGGACGATATCTCTTCTAGAAAGGAATGGATGGACCAGTACAAGGAAGGTCTTGAGTTCCTGGGCATGAAGTTTGAAGACCGCACGGAACCTTTTGAGGGTGCATCAGGTGTTATCCACCCTCTACTCGCTGAATCCGTTACCCAGTTCCAGGCGCAAGCCTACAAAGAGATGTTACCCCCTGGTGGGCCAGTAAAGACCCAGACAGTAGGTTTAGGTACGCCTCAGACAGATCTTCAGGCAGCGCGTGTACAGGAGTACATGAACTACATGCTGACCCAGGAGATGAAAGAATATGACCCTGAGACAGACCAGTTGCTGTTTTATCTCCCCTTATCAGGAAGCGCGTTCCGTAAAGTTCACTTTGATCAGGCGTTGAATCGCCCTGTTTCGCGGTTTATTCCTTCTGAAAAGCTAATTGTTCCATATGGAACAACAAGTCTTGATAGTGCGGTGCGTATTACGCATTTGATTGATATGCCGACGAATGAGGTGAAAAAACTTCAACAGTCAGGTTTTTATCGAAAGACCCCAATGGCGGGGCGTGGAAGCAACATCGAGGGTTACAATGAAGTTGATGAAGAAATTGATGAGCTTCAGGGTGTTAAGCCTTCCGGTTCTACTGACTATGAGGCAGAACTGTATGAAATGCACGTTGAACTGGACATCCCAGGCTTTGAGGATGTAGACGCGCAGGGTGAAGAGACTGGAATCAAGTTGCCATATATTGTGACGTTATTTCCGAAAGAGTCTTCAGTATTATCTATTCGCAGGAATTACCTTCAAGCTGACCCAATGCGTAAGCGCATTGATTACTTTGTTCATTACAAGTTTTTACCAGGTGTCGGTTTCTATGGGTTTGGTTTAACCCATATGATTGGGGGTTTGTCCAGAGCCTCGACATCTATCTTACGGCAGCTGATCGATGCGGGTACTCTGGCAAATCTACCAGCCGGTTTTAAGGCTAGGGGCATCAGGATACGCGATGACGATACGCCGTTGCAACCTGGCGAGTTCAGGGATATGGACGCTCCTGGT